TCCTCAACAAGGAGGAGAATCAGTAAAGATAGAAACATTAAATGCTCAAGGTCCTAACCTTAATATAATGGATTCTGTTGTTTATTTCTATAATAAACTAAGACAGGATTCAAAGATACCTTACAATAGATTCTCATCTCGATTTGGTGTTGGATCTAATAACGTTTTTAAAACTGCTGCTGATGGAGCAGAAAGAGACGAAGTTAGATTTGCTAAGTTTATAACACGACTTAGATCTATATTCCAGGAAATAATAGTTAAGCCACTATGGATTCAGATGTGTCTAGAATTTCCCGAACTTAAAAATGACGCTGAATTTAGAAGCCAAATAGGAGTTAAATTCGAAAGTGATAATATGTTCGGTGAATCTAGAGAGATCGAACAGTTAATAAAGAAAATAGATTTCATAACAGCAATGGGAGAAATAAAAGAAACTGTAAAAGAGGAAGAGGTTCAATATTTCGATCAGGACTTTATGATAGAAAGATGGCTGGATTTAAATTATGAAGATATTCAGCTTAACAAATCCTATATTAGAAAAGCCGAGGAGGAAGGTAAATCCGGAGCAACAGGAGCAACAGGAGCAACAGGAGCAGAGGCCGGAGGAGCTGAAGCTGGAGCAGCAACAGGAGCTGAAGGCGAAGGAGCAACAGGAGCGGCAGTTTAGGAAGAAATTTCGAAAACTTATTATTTTTAGACGATATAACAATTAAATCCTTTTTGTTATTTAAAACGGATTTCTATATTAGCTAAAAATATTTTTCATGAAAAAAGAGCTGGGAATTCTCCTACAGATAGAAAATGCTACAGGAAACGGATCTCAAAAGATCAAACAAGATTTAATAAAAGATAATTATTCCAGAGAATTAGAATATCTTCTTAAAGTAGCACTAGATCCCTTTCTGACAACCAAGCTTCACAAACTACCAGTATTAGAAGAATCTCCCTATGAATTAGATACTGATCTTTTTGAAAGATTCCAGGATCTAACAAAAAGATTGTTTGATGCACCAGCAGCAAATGATAAGCTTAGAGAGGAAGCTTTTGAAATAGTTAATTGCTACGCTATATCTTTCGAAGAAAGAAAGATGCTTGGCAAGGTGTTAACAAAGAGACTAAATATAGGCATCGGAGCTAAGCTAATAAACAAAGCTTTTAACAAAGAGGTTATTCCAGACCCTAGTCTTATGTTAGCTCAGGACGACGAGGATGAGATTAAAAAATGGGAAACAATAGTCTGTGAAGAAAAGTACGATGGCGTTAGAGTTATTGCATACACGTCGGGTGAGGAGGTTAGATTTTATACCAGAGCATTCAACGAAATTCCTAATCATTACTTAGAGAAAATAGCGGAAGAGTGTATAATACTAATTAAAAACTCCGGGCTTAAAGGTGATTGGTTCTTCGATGGCGAGTTGACAGATCTAAATCGAAAAAGTGTATCTGGTAAAGTAACGCAGATGTTAAAGGGAAAACCTATGAATTCCATAGGTGATGATCTTATTTATAATGTATTTGATCTTGAAGATGGGGAAACTCTAAAGAATGGTAAAGGGGTAATCCCTTTTGATGTTAGAAGAAGTACCTTAGAGGGTGTTTTTATGACGTATAACACATCTTCTCTCACTCTAGCAGATTCTTTCTTAACTTCAGAAAAAGAAGACATCTACGCTTATTATAATAAGATAGTTGCTAGAGGTGGCGAGGGTGTTATTCTTAAAAACCCGGATCACGTTTACGAATGTAAAAGATCCAAAAATTGGATAAAACTAAAAGAAGTAAACGATTGCGATCTAATTATAACTGGGTGGTATCCAGGAGAAGGAAAAAGAGAAGGGTTAATTGGGGGCTTTTATTGCGAGGATTCAAGCGGTAAAGTAAAAGTAAAGGTTGGAGCGGGGTTTACTGATAACGATCTTAAAGAACTTAGCCAAAATCTAGATTCTCAGATAGGAAAAGTTTGTGCTATCCAATACAATGTTATTATAAACGACAAAAATGATAATTGGTCGTTGTTTTTACCAAGATTTATAGAGATAAGAAACGATAAAGATACAGCAGATGATATGAGTCAATTTTGTAATTAATTAGAATTTATGGAGAGAGAAAATACAAAGTTTGTAAAGTGGGAATGCAAGGAACACGGATTTACCGATTTCTATACGTACCGTAACGGAAAGAGATACAAGTGTGTCACTTGTGCAAGAAAACAGAGCAAAAAATGGAAGGGAGAAAACCCCGAGAGGGTGATCTATACATTAAATATATGGAACAAAAATAATCAAGAAGCACTAGAAGAATATCGAAAAAAAAATTTAGAGGAGTGTAGAAAAAAATCGAAAGAAAGGAGAGATAAGTTTTACGGAAGATTCGGATCCTTTATAGATGATGTTAAATCGAAAATTGGATTAAAAAAAATATCCAGGAACATCATGGTTATTAAAGATCCCGACGAAGAAAAAATATTTAATTTTCTGATAGATCTTAAGAGAGCGGAGCTCAGAATGTATCACACATATAGAATATCATCATATGTTAAATGGGAACATCTTAAAGCTTTAAATCTTAAATCTGCAACAGAGGAGCAGAAAAAAATAATAAGGGAAGAATATAAAACAAAAGCAAAAGAATTTGTTGACTTGGAGATCGATAAAATAATAAAAAATTATAAGCAAAATAAATGATAAAGGAATTACTAACAGAAAAATTAAGACCTAGAGAATTAAAACATATGATCCTTCCACAAAGGATCAAAGCATCTTTTAATGAGGGTCTTCAGCAGAACGTTTTATTATCGGGATCTCCAGGGTCTGGTAAAACTAGTATGGCAAAAATCCTAATCAAGGATCATCCTCATATTTTTATAAACGTGTCTGACGAAAGTTCTGTTGAAACTATAAGAACTAAAATACACGATTTCTGCTCAACGGTTTCTATTTTAGACGGAGAGAACAAAATAAAAATAGTGGTTCTCGATGAGTTTGATGGAGCTTCGGATCAATTCTATAAAGCATTAAGAGGAACAATAGAGAAATACGCAAAGACAACTAGATTTATAGCTACGTGTAATTATTTAAATAAGATTCCAGATGCAATTAGATCAAGATTCCAAGTATATGACTTCGACCCAGTAGATAAAGCAGAGGAGTTAGAGATAAAATCACAATGGAATGAAAGGGTAGGAAAGATCCTAGATCTTATGGGTATAAATTACGATAGTCAGGTTTTGGAAAGTTTTACTAAAAAATACTTCCCAGACATGAGATCTGTATTAAATACCATACAGAGATGGAATGTTGATGGTGTAACTGATCTAACAGAGAAAAAAATAAACGAGATAGTTTGGAATAATGAGGAGATCTTTAATCTTATATTTACTTCCAAAGATCCTGTTGAAAATTACAAACTAATCGTTGGACAATATTCATCCAGAGTTGATGAGGTACTCTCATCACTAGACTCCGAATTTATAAACTGGATTTCAGAAAAACACCCAGCTAGATTGGGATTAATCCCTCCTATTATAATTACTGTTGCTAAATACCAAGCCGAAAGAAATCTAGTTATTGATCCGGTTGTTAGTTTATTAGCTTGTATATTTTCTTTACAACAGATAGTTAATAAATGATCAGTATACTAGGCATTATTAAAGGAAATGGATAATAATGAGTAGTATACTATACAAAAAATAAAATGATGAGTAAAATAATAATAGTAGGACCTGGAGGGTCAGGGAAAGATTTTTTAAGAAAAAAAATGGTATCAAGAGGTCTTTCCTATGGTGTATCATTTACTAGCAGACCACCAAGAGTTGGAGAAATAGAGGGCACGGATTATTATTTTAGATCTCCAGATTTTTTTGAAGCTAATTCTGATCTTTTTCTAGAACTCCAGGAATTTAACGAATGGAAGTACGGGATATCAAAAGGGGAATTTAGAGAAAAAGATCTTTTTATACTTAGTCCCGCTGGTTTAAGAAGCTTACCAGAGCATTTGAGAAAAAATTCTTTCGTTATATACCTTAACCCAGATGAATCAACTAGAATAAAAAGATTAGAGGAGAGAAACGATGCGGATAGTGTTGGTAGAAGATTAATTGCGGATCGTAGGGATTTTTCTGGTTTTTTTGACTATGATATAATGATAACTAACGAAGATTTTTAATGACAACAGTTTGTATAGACGGAAACTATATCTTCCATAAGACGTTCGGAATATTCTCCGGGTTTGGCTCAAAAAGCCCTGGAGATGTTTTATCATCGGAGGCGGAAAGAAATATGTTTATAAGAAAAGTAATAACGGATCTCTGTTATTCCTTAAAGCAGATACCTGATATTAAACGGGTTATATTTTGTAAAGATTCAAGATCGTGGAGAAAAGACTATAAAATAACACGAAGTGTTTACAAGGAGAGTAGAATTAAAGGGGAAGGTGTAGACTGGGGATCGTTTTTTAAATTAATGGATGAATTCTCTGAATATCTTGAAGAGAATGGATTTATTTATAGCTCGTATCAAGGAGCGGAAGGTGATGACCTTATATGGGCATGGTGTGAGCATTTATCGAACAAAGGCGAATCTGTTATTGTAATAAGTGGCGATAAGGATATGCACCAGCTTGTTAGATATGATGATCAATCGTGGGTTGGTATATGGAATAGCAATTCGAAAAATAATAAGCTAATAGTTTCTGAAAATTGGAGAGAAGAGACCGAGACTGAAACTACTATATTTGATGTTAATCCTATTTCTGGATCTAATTCATCAAAGATGGAAAAACTACTTTCCGCTTGCTCTTTAGAGAGGATCGATACTAAGGAATATATTTTCAAAAAAATCCTAATGGGTGACAAAAAAGATGATGTTCCTGGCGTTTTTCCATACCAAACCAAGAATGGTAAAAATTCTAATATAGCAGAGGGAAAGGCAAATAAAATATGGGAGCTATATCTAGAATCAGAATGGAAATCTTTCGATATGGGATATCTTTGGGATAACGATGATTTCTTAGGATGGATCGCTGGACTTTCACTAAGACTAGTGTCACAAACAGATAACAACGAAAACAGGGAGAGATTTAAAAAATTCTATGAAGAAAATGCTAGATTGGTTTGGCTAAATTCAAGAACTCTTCCTAGAAATATGGTTGAGGGATTAAGAAACCATATAGACGAAGTCTCGTTAAAAGAAAGAGTACCTCTAACAATAGAAAAGAAAGAAATAATAGAAAGATCACCTTGGGCTAAAGATACTACTCCTCCTAAAGGATTTGATCCATTTGAACTTTTTAATTGATGAATAATCCGTTTGATATAATAAAATCCTTTCACACTAAAGACTGGAATAAAGTATCTGGGAGGGATAAGGCTAGAAATCTTTTTATGATTAATAGGATATGTTCTATAGCTTATCCGCTTCAAGCTAATTCTTTTAACCACATAAAAATAAATCCAGAGAATGTGGTTAATTTTTGGAAGATATTAGTTACACACCAACATAAAAAAACTCCATCATGGATATTTACAAAAACACTCAAAGGTGATAAGATAAAGGAGAAAAAAGAATATAAAGAAGAGGTTATATCCTTTATCAAAGAAAAGTATCAGATATCCAATAGGGAAATACGAGAGCTCCAAGAATTTTATCCATCCAAATTCAATAACTTTTACAAAGAGATCGAAACACTGATTAGTTAGATTGATATTTAAGTTCCGGATATATATTGTAAACATAATATTCCGGGATGAAGGAACTTAATCAGATTACAATAAGACAGCTGTTGGCTTCTAACACGATAGGAGTTAATAATACAATTACTAATGCTAATTTTGCTCAGTTACAAGAAGCTATACTTCTTATTAACAGTGCATTCGGTATTTCTATACAGGATAAATCATTAAACTTTCCTAAGGGAAGAATTATCACTGGTACAATTACTGCTGATACATTAAGACTTCCTGTTACTGGATCAGCCAATATACAGCTAAAAGGTAGTAACGGTGAAATATCCACCAACTCGATCATCACACTAAATGACGCTATTATAGGAGGAAATGCTATAATAGGATCGTCTAATACAGGAGGAAGATTAAGACTAATTCTCGATAGAACATACACGGACGAATCATTACTTCCAGGTGTACCTGGACAAATAAGATTTATAGGAAGTGACTACGAAGCCTATCTTAGCTTTGGTGAAGTACAAGCCTCTTTCTCTTTTGATATAGGATCAACAGGATCTAGCGGACAAACAATAGCAGTTTTATATAATGGTGTTACAGCTGGTCAAGCATCTTGGCTTAACAACAACACAGTAACTGCACAATCATTAGTTGATAATATACTATCAAATCCATCTGGACCTTGTTTAGCTGATTACTCATTAAATACAGTAACTGTAAAAGCACTTCCTGGATTAGGAGCAACGGCAAACGGGGATACGGTAACTATTTCTGGATCTGTACCTGTTAGTGCTACCGCTGGTACTATGAGCGGCGGAGTTAATGGTACTGGAGCATGGACTTCTATTATAGGATCGCAGGGATCAACCGGTATAACTGGACCTACGGGACCTGCTGGAGGACCTGCTGGACCTACTGGACCTACTGGATTCGGTTCTACTGGACCAACTGGAGAGACTGGTCCTGCCGGACCTATCGGACCTGCTGGACCTACAGGAGCTACTGGAGCTGCTTCTACTGTTGCAGGACCTACAGGAGTTACTGGACCCACAGGTGCTACTGGACCTAACGGTGCTAAAGGATCTGCGGGAGCTCAAGGTGTTACAGGATCTACAGGACCTACAGGATCTACAGGACCTGCTGGATCTGCTGGATCAAATGGGGCAACAGGAGCTACTGGACCAACTGGAGGAACCGGTGCTACTGGTCCAACGGGGGCAACAGGGTCAAACTGGCACGTTGGATCAGGTGTTCCTAGTATTTCTTTAGGAATAGACGGAGATTTATATTTAGATGGAGACACTGGCGATGTTTATGAGAAATCTGGAGGAGTATGGTCATACCAATATAATATAAAAGGTGCTACTGGAGAAACAGGTGCTACTGGTACTACAGGAGATACTGGACCTACTGGTACTACTGGTGATACCGGACCTACAGGACCTGCTGGGCCAACTGGGGAAACTGGTGCTACTGGTCCTGCTGGCGCACCATCACCTTTAGGATATGCGGATTTAAGTAAGTTTAGTACAACACAAACTATGAGCTCCGGTGCTATTATCCCGGTTAGATTTGACACAACCAACCTTATAGACACAAACGTTTTTGATACTGGTGATTTTACAAGCTCAGGAGTTACTGGTACTTACATTGAAACATTAGCAGACGGCCAGTATTTTGTAACTTATAAAGTTGGATTGGAACACACCGCTACAGGAGGTGATAGTTTTATTTCTACAAGTTTATGGAAAAGTGTTACTTCCCCAGTGGAGGTTACTAACTTTAGAGGATTCACAACACTCGAGGATGTTACTGGTAGTAGTAATGTACCGTATGATTTAGTAACAGTAACTGGTATAATAGACGCGGTTGCTGGCGATAAGTATTGGGTTAAAACTTCTTACCAAGCAGGAGGTGCCGGTTCCGTAGACGTTACAAACAGTGATACAGGATTTAATATTATATCTCTTGTAGGTACATCAGGTGTAACTGGAGCAACAGGAGCAGGAGGAACAATTGCTCATTGGGGTTCTTTCTGGGACACAACAACACAAACAAACGCAGGAGCTACCGCTGAAAATTTAATGACGTTCAACTCCTCCGATACCAATAACTACGGAATAACAGTACAGAATAGCTCAGAAATAACTTTCTCTGCTGATGGAGTTTATAACATACAATTTTCTGCTCAATTTGACAAAACCGATGCGGGGGTAGATTCATTTGATATCTGGTTCAAGAAGAATGGATCAAATATAGCACAATCTAATTCAACCGCCACAATATACGAAAATGATGGAAAATTAGTAGCAGCTTGGAATTATATGGCACAGCTAGATGCCGGAGATTATGTTGAGGTTGCTTGGAG